AATCCTCCTATATTGGGGCAAGTCAAATAAAGACAACCGCCTGGATTTAAATTATTAAAACACCATTGTAAAAATTCCTTTGGATTAAATAAATGCTCTATAACTTCAAAATTTACTATAGCATCAAATTTAAAATTAAGTTTAGCTTCTTCATAAGAACTTTCTATTACGTCTATTTTTTTACTTCTTAATATTTTTGCTAGATCAGGTGTAGGTTCTATTCCAATAACTTTATCAAAATATTTAAATTTTTTTATTTCTTCACAAAAGTACCCATAGGCTGCTCCTATTTCTAATAATTTACCGTTTATTTTTTTCTTCTTAAGACAATTAATTAGAAATTGAGCCCTAGGTTTAAAAATTTTTTCTTTTCTAACATCTGCGCTAGCAGAGAAAATATACTTTGCCCAATAAGCATAATTTAAGGAATTTTTATAAAAATCTTCTAATAAAGCTTTTGTAGGTCTAGGACTAACATACTGCGTTAAACAATTTTTACAAAGCAAATGACTTAAATAATATTTTTTATATAAAGGTTTACTATTACTCCTAGCGCAAGAAGGGCACTCAACATCTATAAAATCCATGGACCTATTCTTTAGCCATTCTATATCTGCATTCATAGCTTTTTTCTGATCTTCCATAAGGTTCTTTGGCCTTATGGAATTTTCAGTTAATGGTTTTAAATTATATTTACTTAATTTTTTCATATCTTATACCATAATTATTTTTCTTGTTTTTTAAAATTTGAGATAATCCTTTATACCATTTTCATGAATATCATCCACATTTGAACACCTTCTATAAGTTCTTTCATATAGCTCAGGATTTTCCTTAAAACCAATTTTATTCATTTTTACTATTTGCATATCAAGATTATTCTTTTATTAAATCAGTATAACTATAATTTATCTTACGATTTACAATTTCTTTCATAATTTTCTCTGCATTATGAAAATCTTTTTTATTATCTACTGTAAGATATGTATATTTAAATTTCTTTTCTGTCTTTATTACGCCAGTTTTAAATTTATCCTTATTATTACGAAAATATCTAGTTACATGTTCACGATCTAAAATATTAATATTAATATTATTTTTTAATTTATCAAGAGCTACCCTTCTAAATATTTCTACAAATAGCCCATAAGGATAACCAGAATTATCCATATTATTGACATAATCATATCCAACAAAGTTTTTAAAATAATTCTCTAAAATATCATCGATTAAACATTTTTCCACAAAAGGATTATCTCCAGTAAGACGAATAATTAAATCAGCATTATATTTTTGTGAAACTATTTCAAATCTTGACAAAACGTCTAATTCACTTCCTCTATAACAATCTATTTTTAATTTATTACATAGATTATATATTTCATCATCTATAATAGAATTAGAGGTGGCAACTATATATTTAGAAATATATTTTGATTCTATTATATTATTAATAATTAACTCAAGCATAGGCTTACCCATTATTTTCTTTAAAGACTTCCCTGGCAATCTAGTAGATCCCATTCTAGCCTGAATAACGCATATAATTTTATTATTTTTTTTCATTTCATTAATAATAAATCTTAAGATTTAATTATTTAATCCCATATTTTTTTAACAATAAAAAAGGCTTCTGCCATTTTAAACCCTGATTCAGCACCTCTTTTTATAGCTAAAGATTTTATGGATAAAATAGACCTAGGATGCGGCGCTTTTTTTATTTCGCTAGAATATACATCTAAACCATCTATTTTTTTTTTCCAAAATTTATCAATTGAGACATAAAAATTTGGCTTAAAAATATAAGGTTCTATCATAGGGCCTTGATCAGTACTTGAAGGAGTTTCAAAAGCTCTAATTTCTGCTCTAATCATGTGATAACTCATTGGTCTTACAGCTGCTAAAGCAACTTGAGCTGCTATTTGATGATCTCTATTAATATCTCCAGGATGATGAATATATATAATATTAGGTTTAAGGTCTTCTATAGCTTTTTCTAAATTTTTTACGATATCTAACTGAGGTATGGCATCAAGACGCTGGTCAGGAAAATCATACAAAGCATATAAATTACAACTTGCTATATTAGCCCATTTTAGAGCATTACTTTTTCTATGAGGGTTTTTTTTATTATTCTTAGATTTAGCATCTTCCCCTTCAGATAATATTATTATATTTACAATATCTCCTTGTGCAGCATGTTTTATAAGTGTCCCGCCAACACCAAGTGCTTCATCATCTGGATGAGCCACAATACATAAAACCTTATTTTTATAATTATTGATCATCTTTTAATCTTCTTTTTCTAGTATAATTTCTATTTCCTATAACTATTTTTCCTTTATTTTTTAAAATAATTTTCTATATACCAATTATAAGTAAACCTTAAACCCTCATCTATAGAAATCTTATTTACATAATTTGTCATAGCATTAGTATTACTCATATCAGGACACCTTCTAGATGGTGATCCTTCAGATGTTCCAAGAGAATTTAAAGTTAATTTTTTTCCTATTAATTTAACTATCTTCTTTGATAATTCTTCAATAGTTATTTCTGGAAATTGGCAACCAATATTATATACTTGATTTCTTGATTTTTTATTCATAATTAATGCATACATTTGTTCTACGGCATCAGCCACATAGCAAAATGTTCTGGTATGTTCTAGTGAATAAACGTTTAACTTTCCATTATTTATTTCTTTGTGAGCTTTTTCAATTAATTGAGGAATAACATGTGACATTCCCATTCTAGGACCGTATATATTGTGCGGTCTCATGATTAGATACGGAATTGAAGAATGCATGCACATGGCCTCTCCATATATCTTTGACAGCATATATGATGTTCTTGGCTTTTTATTTTCAGGTAATACTATTAAAGAGTCTTCTTGAGTAGGTATCTCTAATAAATTTTTCTCTAAAGACCCTGCATAAACTTCGCTAGTTGATGAAAATATAAAACAATCTAATGATTTCTGCTTTTTTGCAATGCTAATAGCATTGGAAGTTAATAGCATATTAGAATCTAAAACTTTATAGGGTTGGTCCAAGACATTTTGAACTCCTAACATTGCAGCAAAGTGAAAAATTAAATCATAATCGGTATCTAATTGATTAAATAAATTATTTTCCTTTAAATCAGCATTTATTATACTTATTTGATTATTTTCAGATAATAACGTTAATTCATCATCTAATTTTCCTCTGGAAAAATTATCTAATAAATCAATCTTATGATGATTTTTTAATAAAAAATTTGCAAGATGTAATCCAATAAAACCTGCTCCACCAGTAATTAATACCTTCATTTATAAATCACCTCTACCAGTCACTATTACTTTATTTCCATTTTTTTTAATTTTATTATAAACTTTTTCTGCTAAAATATTATTAGCATCCATAAATATTACACCTTTGTTACCTATCCATTCAATGAATTTAAAATTTGTATAAAACTTATGACTTACAGCCAAAACAACTGCATCATATTTATTAATTTCTGGCATAGTATTTAAAATTTTCATTTTAAATACATCCCATTTTTTTACATAAGGGTCATGAACATCAACTTTAGCACCTAATTTTAATATCTCTGAAACAAATATTTCTGAAGGTGAGTTTCTTAAATCATCTACTTCTGACCTGTAAGTAGCACCTAATAATAATATATTTTTATTTTTAAATGTTTTAATTACTTTTTTTAAAATTTTAATATTTTCTATAGGCATTTTATCATTTGTACTGACCCCTAACTCACTAAATGGAAATTTTAGATTTTTAATATTGAAAAGTTGTCTAGCTGATAAAGATGCAAAATATGGATCCTTTGTAAGACAATATCCGCCTACTCCAAACCCTGGTTGCCTTATATTATTATGCGTTGGCCTTTTTCTAATTGCATTTATGATTTCAAAACTATTTGTACCTATTTTTTCGGAAAATCTAGCCCATTCTTCTATAAAAGCAATATTCACAGCCCTATAACTATTTTCCATTATTTTTGCCATTTCAGAAGAAGTTAAAGATGAAAGCTTAGTTAATGGATATTTATTTATATTAATTATAGTACTTAAAAAATTTTCACATAACTTGGCAGATTTATTAGTATAGCCCGAATAAACCCTCCAATTATTTATTATTGAATCTAGGTAATCTGGCCCAGGCATCACTCTTTCATAAGAATGTGATAAATTTAGTTTTTTTGAAGAAATTTTTCTTTTATTAAAACAATTTAATAGAATTGGCAATATTTTTTTTTCGCAAGTTCCTGGGGGAACAGTAGTCTCAACTATAATTAAAGCATCAGCTTTCATATTATTACCAATATCAACTATAGCTTTATCAAAATTATCAAATTTTACATAAGGTAATTTATTCTTCCAATTAACATCTAGAGGAATATTTATTACTATTATATCTGCTTTTTTTATGTATTTAATATCGTAACTAGCTATAAGCCTTTTTTCTTTATGTGCATTTTTTATAGATTTCAATAACTCTTGATCTTGAGTTTGAAAAGGGAAATGCCCCCTATTCATTGAATCTATTCTTTGTCTACCAGTCTTATTATTAATATCTAGCCCTATAATATTATATATTGGATCACCTTCATTATTTTTAGCCCTTGCAACCGCAGCTATAGTTGCAGCACCAACATATCCTAGGCCCTGTATACAGATATTTATTAATTCAGTTTTAATAATTTTTACTCATAATTTATTAGAATTTAATTTATTTGTATTACGATAATACACTTTATTTAACTAACTTAAAGACATTATAAGATATATTGTCTTTTAAATTAATTTTACTCTGCAATAATTTTTATTAGCTCTCTAGAATTTTTACTAAATTCTAATGAATGATTTCTTTTAAACTTTATATATTCCTCTTTAAGTTCTTTTAATAATTCTTCTGGTTTATCATTTATAAAATTATCTATATATTTAGGTATAATAGATTTTCCTCCCGTATAACTTAATACTTCTTCATCGTATATTGTATATTCTATAGTTTTCAAACCATTGACCCACGCATCTATAAGAGCAAAACTAAAATAATTTGCTATAGCATAATTACAATAATGTGAAATTACTGCTATATGGTTATAAATTATAAATATTCTATCAGTGTTCATCTTATTAATAATTAAAGACAATAAAGAAATATCAGTGATCGCATGAGGTTTTAATAAAATAATATGATTAGTATTTTTTAAAATTAAAACTAAAGTATCAGAAAGCAAACTTTCTCCTGTAGAATCTCTGTGTATAGTGTTAAACTTACCTAGATATCCCACTACATATATAATTTTCTTATTATTTTTAAATTTTTCTGACATCCACTCTGGCTTATTATAAGAAAGAATATTTGCTTGTTTTTTACAAATATTAAGCCAATTTTCAGATATTCTAGTTGATGCTATTAAATAATTAACTTTTTTATTTTTCTTATTAAATTTAAGCTGTGGCCAATCTTCGCTAAAAGCTACCAAATGATTATAAGATTTTAATACTGTTTCTTCACCTGATATTCTATTCTTATAAAACATCTTATCTGTATTGATTACATCTTGAGAATACCCCCAACAATTACTTTCAAATAAAAATGTTTTATTTTTATTAAAGAAATAAATTAAATTAAATGGAAAACGTTCTAAACCTTTAAAGTGAATATTCTTACAATTAAATAAGAGCGAGAATAATATAATTTTTAAAATATGCATTACCTTAAAAAATATTCTTACTATTAACGTATAATCTTTTTTTAACCAACCTAATACGTTTATGGTTCCATATTCATTAATAATATTTATTAGATTAGTATTTTTATAAATTATATTTAAAGTGGCCATATTAAATGTAATAAATTTAATTTTTAAGTCAGGTTTATGTTTTTTTAAGTCTACCACAAATGGAAGTATTGTATCACAAGTTATTAACTTATTATTAAGGAATATAAATATAAATTTCATTGGCTATCCAGACACGCTCCCGCACTTAGGGTGAAAACCCTTTTTTAAAATTGGGACGCAAATATTTTGCGTATATATTTTCTAGACTGCTGATATATGCAGACTAGAAACAGAAATTTTTACCAAACCTTTATCAACTGCTCTTTTCAAATAAGCATTTGTTAAACCTAATGCAATACCCAATTCGGCTGATAAAGACCTTTGTGTTGCCTTATTATCCTCTGCAACTGCAGATAAGACACTAAGAGTCAAATCATTATCTCTACTAATATTTTTATTATTCATATATAATTACAATTTATTGTTCACGTTATGAACAATATAGTATGTTCAGCGCATGAACGTCAATAAAATTATCTTGCTATAACTATTATACCTGAAAAATTATTTAAACTCCTACCCAGTAAAACCAAGTTAATTTATCATAAGAACGGAAAAGCCAGATTCTACAGGAAATACGGGAGGGTTTTAGGTTCTATATGGACAAAAGATAACGTCAATATATGTGAAGAATTAATTAAAGCGGGATTAGCAAAACCGTACTACGGAGGGAAGAAAGAGTCATGGATATAATGATAGATAAACTTCCTGAGATACTTACAGCAGACGAGGGTAAGCGCACCTTGTGCTATGATGATGCAACAGGAGAAAGCATTAAGCCTGGCACAACTGTAGAAGGAAATATTACGATAGCGATTGGTAGAGATATCCAGAATTTCGGATTAAGCGAGGATGAAATACAAGTGCTTTTAAAGAATGATATAAAGCGTGTCATTGAAGAAGCAAGCAATTTTCCATTTTATGCAAACCTTAATGATGTCAGGAAGATTGTAATTTTAAGTATGCTATTTAATTTAGGCCTTACAAGATTCAATAAATTTGTAAAATTTAAAAGAGCGGTTCATGCTGGATCTTTTTCAGAGGCATCACATGAAATGCGGGACAGTTTATATTACCGCCAGCTTTCCCAGCGTGTAGAAAAACTAGCGGTATGGATGGACAGCGGCAACATGGGGTCATATTAATCTAATAGCTCTAGCTCTACCGCCTTCTGGTCTTTCTATCCAGCCCTTCTCTTCTATTCTTTTTAGAGCTTGACCTACTGGGCCATTTCCTCGGCTTTCAAGAACTTGCTTATTATCTATTTTACCTTCCATAATTTCTTTTACTGTAGGCATATACTTATAGCGTTCATAAAATGAAGATACAAAATCATAAACATCTTTTTGTCTAGGGGTTAATGGGATTTTATTCATTGTATTCTCCTATTAATTCTGTAGACCATTTCTTTACTTTGTCGACAACTTCTGTCGCTATTTCTACATCTAAAGATTGAATGTTAAGTATGTTTCTATCTTCAAAGTTTTTCATACGTTGTAATTTCTGGGTATAATCTAAAGAAGATTTATAAATTGCTAATTGAATTTCTGTATACCTTTCAAAATACTTTTCTTTATTTTCACATTCTTCTACTTTGCCATCTGAAAAATTTAATACAAACGTAACAGGATTATCTTTATTTAAAGTTTCAACTATTTGGCTAGGTGTTGCTGCTTTAATTGGTTTAGCTCCTGGAATTGTTGCTACTTCAGTTTCATCTAACATCCCCAATCCGCAAATAGATAAGGTAACTCTACGTTTAGCTTTAGTAATAGTTTTCATCATAGCGTTAGCTTTAGCCTCACCTTTTAAACCTCCTATAGAAACAGCTCCCATATCCGTATCGGTACGACCTGTGCTATCGGTAGCTTCTACAGTTACATAAAAAATACCATCTTCCATAGATTTATCTGTAACCTTTATATCAACTTTATGAACTTTTCTAAGCTGATCTGAACATCCTTTAGAGGCATAAAGAACCATCTTTCGGTTAAGCACTATATAATCAAAAGGTTTTGTAAAAGGATTTAAGCCTGTACTTTCACAAACTTTTTTATAATACTCAATTCTTTCTGCTTCATTTAATACAGCAAGATCCCCTTTAACTAAGACTTGTTCTAATTTTTGAAGTGCGCTCATTAGTTATCCCCTTTAGTTATTATTAATTTTCTATGATAAGATTCTGGTTTAGCTGGTACTAACTTTTCTGGCTGGGCTTTTTTTAATACTTTTTGCCATGTAATTTTGTAATCACCAGTCGTAGCATGAATAGTATGTTTATCTTCTGGATCTAAAGACGCTAGGTATAACTCAAGTGCATCTCGTACTTCAGTCTTTGCGCTGCTTTGTTGATTACTAGCATCTTTGCAAGCTAAATAATCTTTTGCTAATTGCTCTATATCTGTATTAATGCCATCCGCTACTTCTACATTCTTTTCCCCAGTTTTTTCTTTTACTAACTCTGGATAATAGATAGGAGATTCAGCATCACACCTGCGCCAAAAATCATCCGTTGCTTCTAGTATCATTTGACAAAGCTCATCATTACGAAAATAAGGATAAATACCTAAGCGCATTTTAGGACCAAGTTTAGCAATCACTCCCCAATCTGCTTTAACACACATCATTTGAGCTTGAAGTTGGATTACGTTCTCTTGATGAGGAGGCCCATCATCATAAGCATCCGTCTTAGCTTCTAATGGAGACCAGTTCCATATAAGGTTACTTGATTGTCTTGACCTTCCAGGCCTTTAAATGGGTTGTCAATTTGTAACTCCCCTCCTCTGATAGTAATTAAACCATCTAAGCTAACACCTAATCGAGAGGTATCATGTAGATAGGCTTTGTTTGGAATTTGTAAATCTACCGATGTCTTCCCTATACATTGATTGTCTAAATAATCAGAAGCCCATTCTAATATGCCAGGCTCTAAAAAGTTTCCTCGATCTAAAGCTTGTTGCGATATAATGTCTTGCTCATAAACTTGCCCTGATTTAGCAGCTAGTTTTTTATGCATGATTTCATTAGGTGTTGAAAACCTACTACCTTTTAAAACTATTGTAGGAATTTCTGAACCACCAATGATGTTTTCTTTTGTAAGTTTAGGCATAGGACATCCCTCCTATTGCATACATAAAAAGATAAACACTTGCTAAAAATAAAGAAAAAATGGTAGCCTCACCTAACACTTTAGCCAGGGCTAATACCCTAGGTATCTTAGTATAATCTACCTGAACTTCCTTATTATACAGCTTACGAGATGCTGTTTGGTCCAATATATTTTGCCTGTAATATACATTATGCGCCTAGGATATAAAATGACTAAAATTAAAAAAGTAGAAGATATAATAAAAAAATTAAGAGATCCAAGCAAAGGATGTCCTTGGGATGCAACACAGACACACCTAACTCTCCTTCCATACTTACTAGAAGAAACATACGAAGTAATAGATGCAATAAAAAATAAAGGCAGCACTGAAATTAAGGAAGAGTTAGGTGATTTATTATTACAAATACTACTGCATTCAATAATAGAAGAAGAAAATAAAATATTTAACTTTCAAGATGTAGTCGATGAATTAGAAAATAAATTAATTAGAAGACATCCACATATATTTGAAACAAAACAAAAATTGTCTGATAAAGAGCT